GACCAGAAGTCATTCGAAAGGATGGCTGAACGAAAAGTTCAGGTCGTGGAGATGGTAACTTCAATTTGATCTTTCCAAAAAGGAAAGACCGAAAAGAAGAAAGCAACTTCTTATAGTCGTCAATATTGACGATTTTAAGATTGTTAACCACTGAGCTTAAATCAAGGTCAGGGATTGCTGAACTCATTCTAGGAATGGCCAATAAAGATGCTATGATCTGATAATTTGATAGATCACGCACCTTGTCACCCTTTCCAAGGATGTTCTCAACTAATGGATATAAATCCACTAGGGAAGAAGGTACTTTTAGGGTAGGTTCCGTAGCAACCCATTCAGGGTTGTCAGGGTTCCTTCCTTCACAAAGAGCTAGCAGATAACTGCTAATCAATTTGTATCTGGAAGTACCAGCAGATATACCATGATGTTTTACACAATGGTTGTAAAATATAAAAATCGCCCGAATGAAGACCATAAGATCCTTGTCGGTTCAGTTATTATTAACAGAACTGAGAACTACCACATAAGCTTTGCAGAATCTGGAATTTTCTTTGAAGAAATCTTCATTGAAATGACCCTCTGCTAGACTTTTTGGTTTTGTAGATTCCTTTCTTTCACGAACAACTACCTTAGTATTGAAAGTAGTTTTTACAATATTTTTAATGCCGCTAGTAGACTCCAGTGGAGTGTGATGTTTCTTGTCATACTTTAAAATTAGGGCCTTCAATTCTTTTTTGAATGAGGCGTTACCTTCTAATTTAGAAGGGTCTTTCATTAGATCTGGCTTTGCCAGTAATGTTTTATTTAAGAAGTTTTTCATGAATTATAGTTAGATTAAAATCGGCTAAGGTTTGTGATGAAGGACCCTAGCAACCTTCAGGTAATTCTCTTTGAGGATTCCCCCGGGTTCCTACTAACTTAAGCTAGCAAGATCGATGGTTTCCTCTTCATTATAGAAGTGGTGCCCTATAACGTTAACGTATATAAGGATAAACACTTCATTAGGCGAAAGCCTAGTGACGGTGTCCTCTATA